TCCACGATGCCTGCTCCTGCGGTGAGCCATTAGCCGGAAATGGGCCTGCCACTGACTGGCGGTTTTTAATCTGCGCCGCCAGCGCGGCGGCGTGTCCCGACAGGGTTGAGCCCGCTTGGCTGTCAGTGAAACCCAACGTGGGAGCGCCAGAGGGATTATTGCCCTCCGTTTTGGCGAATCCCTGAAGTAGGGGGAACATGCGGGGATCAATACCGGCAGCCGCGAGGGCTGAGGTTAGGGAGGCATCGGCGGTGCCGCCGCCCATTTGACCGTCATAGCCACCAGCGGTAGCACCGGGCGGGCCAACGCTGGGTGCGCCGGGTGCGCCATTGAAGTTGCCACCAGTAGAGGGCGGCCCGTTAAAGCCGCCGCCACCAAAACCGGAGGGGGCATTACCGCCAGCGGTGCCGCCGAGACTTCCGCCCCCGCCTGCACCGCCGCCACCCATGGCGCTATTGAGTCCTGCGTAACCCTGGGCCAGTGAATTGACGATGCCCAGGTTGTCCGACTGCGCTTGACCGAGTCCGCCCATTGCGCCAGCCGCGCCGCCATTGTGCCCGACGTCGCTGCCGGGGCCTTGATACCACCAGGCGTATTTGCTGACGTTGCCCAGGGCGTCCTGACCCACCGGGTTGCCCAACGCGAGGTTGGCCACGAACCGGGTCATCAAGTCCACGACGCCACCAAGGACGCCGCCGTGCTTCATGCCGTCCTGGAAGGCGTTCTGGAAGGCGTTGGAGCCTGACGAGCCCTTACCCTTGTGGGGGTTCATCAGCTTTTCTTTAGCGACCTGAAGCTTATTCGCATTTTCGCCCGTAGGCTTCTTCGCATACGTCTTCAGCGCATTGTCATATTCTTCGACAGCGCTTTGATATTCAGGTGGAACCTCAGCCGGGTTGATATAGCCGGGAAGGGTCGCGGCATCAATATCCCCACCCTCGCCGTCACCGCCACCGGCCTCGGGAGAGCCCGTGCCAGCAAAAGGATCGACGTTCGCATTCGCATTGTCCGAGTCGGAAGATGGAGCGCCCCCTGGAGCGCCCGGTGCCCCGGCCCCGGCCCCGGCACTTGCCCAGGCTTGATCCGACCCAGCGTTAGGGCCAGCGCCTCCAGCGCCACCGCCCGCTGACGGATGCTGACCGCGATGCGTGAGCCAGTCAAGGCCCAGTGCGCCACCGCCAAGGGCCATCAGGCCCCATCCGAGTGGGTTCCACCCGGACATCATGCCGCCGCCCAATGCGGCCAGACCGCCAGTCTTGAGCCAGTCCGGACCGCCGGGGCCAGCGTTCATGGCACCGCCTGCCGCCTGGCCGATCATAAGGGCACCGCCCAGTTTGGCGATACCCGCGAGCATGCCACCCAGCCTGCCCAGGGCACCCTCGGCCACGGCAGCACCCCGAGTGAACGCGGTGCCAATGTTCGTACCGGCGGTCTCTACCGCACGAGTTTGGGTGACGGTGGTGGCCAGGACGCCATTCATTTTGGTCAATGAGCTGGTGGCATTCATAATGCCGCCCAGGATTTTATTGGCACCCCAAATAACGGCGATGCCCTCACTGGTGGTAAGAATGCCGTGCAGGAGTGTCTGGTGTTGGCCCAAGAATGAGATTAGCTTGGTAGCCTCGTCCACGATCTTCTTAAACGCTGGCAGGAATTGTTCGCCAGCGACGACAGCGAGTTTGTAGAGCGAGGCTTCAAGCTCGCTCATCTTCTGCTTTAGTGTGTTGAGAACGGCATCCCAGCCGCTAATGTCGCCCTTCTTGTTGGGCTTCTCGCCCATGAGTCCCGTGTATTCACCCTGGGTGGCCTGTAACGCTTCGGGGCTACCCGCCAGCGCAGCCAGGATTTTGTCACCAGACTCCGAGCCGGTCGCCTGCTTCTGGGCTTCCGACAGAGACTGGGTGAGGGACTTTTGATTCTTGCCGCTGGCGCTCAGCCCCAGGGCATTGTTGGCGAGCGACATGAATCCCTGGAAGTCGGGACTCAGCCGGGCCTGCCGTATCTCTTTCCTCAGACCCGAGGAGGGCTCAACCCCGGCACCGACGTCGGCCAGAAAAAGATTGGCCAGGTCCTTTTCCTTGGGGCTTTTCAGCGCGTCCTTAGCGGCGGCGACCTTGTTGATGACGTCCTGGTTCATCTGCCGAATGGGAACCTGGACATTTCCGGAAGCGTCCATGTTCGCGGTGATCGCCCGCTGCAGCGTCTCGGCGGCCCACAGCATACCCTTGTTGGGGTCTCTCAAGCCCAGGGAAATGTCAGAGGGCTTCATGCCGATCTTGGCCAGCAGACCACCCTCATACTGCGCCTGGGGGCCATTAGGATTGGCCAGGTGCGACAGCATGTTTTCGATGTTCTGGGTGGAACGTTCCGGCGACAGGTTGTACTTACTGGCGCGGGTGACCGCCGTCAGAACTTGCGCGAAGCCGGTAGGGTTATTGGGACCTAAAGCGACGGAAGCCTGGGCGGTGATGTTACCCAGTGAGCGGGAAAGGTCACCAGCCGTGCCGGTCGGCATCTCGGCGGCAGCCCTCTTAAGCTGCGCCAACTGGTTGATCATCGTCGTGGAATCGGCATTGAAGGCGCGGGCCGCACCAGCGGCACCATTGATGACGTCAATAAGCGGGACGTTGTCAATCTTGCCGACTTCAATAGCGGCTTTCAGGAACTTGATATCGTTGCCGACGTCCTGGAATACACCGCCATACTTCTGCAACTGATAGGCAGCCTGGGTCAGGTTGCCTAAACTCTCGCCCATAGAGGACGACAGGCCCAAGAGTCCGTCGTGCAATTGCTTCAATGCGCCAGAGGTAAGGCTTTTAGTGGTGTCACCGAAAGCCTCGGTGGCCGCACCGATGCGGACCATTTGAGCTTCGTACTTACCTGCGGCGTCCAGTCCCGCGCCAGCCAGTCCCGCCGTGAGGGCGGTGACCGCGAACGCAGCCCTGTTCATGGACTGGCTCAGGATTGCCCCACCGCCAGCGGCCCTGGTCATGGCGGCGGCATGGGCGTCGGCAGCCGCAGCAGCCCGTTGATCGGCCTGTGTCGCCTGGTCCTTGCCCAACGCGTATTTACGGCTGGCGATGTCGGCGGCACCGATGGTGGCGATTTCACGCTCAGCCTTGGCGGCATTCGCGGGCGCAGCCGAAGCGGCGGCAGCCGCGCGTTCGGCAATGCGGGCAGCAGCGGCGGCCTTGTTGGCAAGGCGGTCGGCTTCAATACCCGCTGAGACGGCGGCATTGCCGGTGGCAATCATCGCCTGCTGAAGACGGTTCGCCTCAGCGGTGGCGGCAGATAGACCGCTGGACATGTCCCGACCCGCAGACCCAAAGACGTTCTTCATTTGGGTCAGGACAGCGGCCATGGCTGCCGCATCTAACCTAGGCAGAACCTTGATAAAGATTCCGTCAGCCATGGCCACCTCTATTCACTGTTATCTTGATCCTCGGGCTGCTTTGCGCCACGCAACTGCGCGGCAATGCTAGAGACGAGGGTGTGCTTCTTTGCTGCTTCAACGGCGTCCTGCGCGCCCTGCGATGGTGACTTGATCAGGATGGGTTCACGGAAGTCGCGGTTATTGAACACGGCAAGTTCCGCACGCATGATGCGCAATTCGTTTACCTCTGCGGCAGCCATGTACTGGGCAAACGACCAGTCCTGCTCACGCCATTCCTTTCGGAAGGCAGAGTCATCTGGCAGTTTTAGCACAAGCACCTCAAGGCGACGGCTGGACAAAACCAGCGTGCCATCGGGCTTGCGGGTACGACGCCACCAGTCCACCACATCAATGCGGCGTTCTAGTAGATCGGCCTCAATCTCTTCGGGAAAAAACCGAAGAAGGTTTAAGGCGTCACTGATTTTGGGTCGTCACCCACTGCGGACAGCAGGTCGTTGGCCTCCCGATGCTCGCGGACCATTTCATTCCAGGCCAGTTGGACATCATTAGAATGGCCACCAGCCTGGACGAAGGCTTTGTGAATAGCGGGGCCAAGGATGGCGCGCGAGGAGCGGACAGCGGCAGGCTCCGCGAGTTTGCCTTTGATGCGAGCCGGGTAGGTCGCATTGCCGTCGTCGTCTTTGTCTAAATCTTCGCCAGCATTGAATCGGTCGATTCGTGCCTGCGATTCGTCATCGACCAGGAGTGGGTGCCACACTCGGAAGACTTCTCCGGTGTCAACTTCCACGTCAATGTACGGTGCCTGGTCTAATGCTTCAATTGCCTGCTCGCGCAATTCGGTGAGTTTCATTGAACGCTTACGGTTGGCCATATATTTTGTTCCCCTTTCATGAGGAAACCCCCGGCAAAGGTACTGCCGGGGGGCCTCATTTCTAACTTATGTTGCTGTGATGTTGTTGGACACCGGGAAGGTGACCGTCGTTCCGTTCGCGCCGGTTGCGGTCACGGTGAAGTTATCCACGTGGGTCGCAGTCAGGCCCGAAACCACTAGGGTCACGACACCTGCCGACACTGCCACGCTGGCCACGGTCGCAGGGGCGATGACAACCGATGTGGTGTCGTTGCCCGATACGGTGTAGTTGATCGGCGTGTTCTGTGAACCCGGCTCACTCGTCGGGACGGCAATACCGTCCAGGAAGTTGTTGGGGGCGGTGAACACTAGGGTGCCGGTGTGACCTGCGGTCGCGGTAGCCGTGACGCTGGAGGCGGCGGGAAGCTGTAAGAAGCCACCCTCTGCCAACCACACTGAGCCACCACGTAGGACTGCCGTGTCATATCCAGACCACGGGTCGATGTGGACGCTGAAGGTCAACTCGGTGACGTCAGCCGTCTTGGCCTGGTACACCTTCTTGGCCTTCTTCTGAAGGGTGACGCGGGGCCGAAGCTCGGCGATGTACTCAGGCTGACCGTTGGGGCCGACCGATCCGTCAACGCCGATAACCAGCAGTTGACGGAAGATCACGTCCGAGTAGAACGGCTTCTGCACCTGATAGCCCGCTGCGCCAATAGCCGGGAAGGTTGGTATGCCGGTAAAGCCAATCGGCAGGTTGTACCATAGATAGTCGATGAGGGGGGTGGACTCCATAGCGGAGAACGTGACCTCTTCGTCGTCGCGCGTGATGTCAGTACGCTGCGAACGACGGCTTTGCCAGATCATGGTCTCGTCGGTGGTAAACTGCGGGTTGAACTCGACACCGTTTTCGGTGATCGACCCAACGTCGTAGAAACCGTTTCCGCCAGCTGCGACTGGGACCAGCAAGTTAGGATTGAGGTTCCCGTTAGCCAGGAAGACCTGCAAGCCGTTCATTGCTGTGGTGCCGTTGGCATCCCAGTCTCGCATCAAAACGGAACCATAAAGCCACTTGCGGATGCGTGTACCGTCACCTTGATAAAGTGAGGGCCACAAAACACCAGTTGCCATTATTCAGTTGTTCCTTTGATAGTTAAGAAGTTAAATTGCATCGGGTAGCGATGCTGTATCTCGCGCAATACCGTCTGATTTCCTTGGAGCCGTAGTCTTCCCAATGGGGTTTCTCTCGGACTTCAATGTTGTCGATACTGGCGTAAGAAGAGTTGCTCATGAGTATTGGTATCGAAATCATGTTTTTCATCTTGTTATGAATTTGTCTCGACAGCGTACTCGCGGACGTTCTGTTGTTGTGAAAGGTGTGGATAGATAGAAGTGCGTATTCGGAGACCATGTCATCGCCACCGTCAATGCAGTTGACTACAATGAAGGGAAGCGGGGGAGGGCCTGCGGAGGTATCGAAAATCTCCGACGAGACGTAGCTGAAACCCCCGATGTTGACGAGGTATGAAATTGTCAACTCTTCAATATCGGGGGGGAGCAGAAAGGTGAACATTAGCCACCCTCATCGCTAGAGCGCATTGACCGGCCCATGACCACTCCACCCGCCGAAGCGTTGAAGTGTTCCACCACCCGACCGGCGAAACCGAATTCGGAGTTGTGGATGGAGCCGTACTCCAGCCAGTGCGCCTTGGGGTCCAAGGTGAACACCGTGGCCGAGAAGGGTGCATGCGCAGTGCTGTATTTAACCTTGATTGAGTTTCGATAATCCTCGGGGTGGTCCCACTGCACGCTGCCCTTCTGCAAGGGGTGCGCCTCCCTATTGCTAACGGGAGCCTCATTCGATTTCCAGTAGTCCTGGACCTCGCGCGCCCGGTCGATAACGGCCTGCTTAACAACCGCAGACTCCAGGATGGTTTTCTGTATCTGGCGCGTGTCGATACGCTCAATGGCGGTGACGACCGAAAACAGACTCATTGCGGCATCACCGTGGCGAAGCCGGGAGTCTCCTCTTTGCAGTAAAAGGTGATGGTGACCTGTACGCCCCAGCGGTCATAGAAGGGCTTCCTGCCCAGAATGCGGTAGTTGAGTCCGTTGAATATCATGAACCATTCCGCGAACACCTCACCCGTCTTGGAGTTCCATAAAGCGATGCACTTGTCAGTCGCCTCGGTATAGGCGGTGTCGGTGATCTTGTCCTTGACGGTGACCGGCTGCACATAGCAGCCCGTCTGTTGAAAACTTGACGCTGCTGCGGTGGGGATGTTATGCAGACGGTCGGACTGCGTGCCGGGGAAGGTGAAGGTGACGGTGTTGTTACCGGGATTCTGCGGCATGTTTCTCCCATGCGTCCTGGGCTTCGGCGGGGGTTAAGGTCCTAATGGGACGGTGGTCGTGTTCCACGCTCCACCATGGGACTCCACATGTTCGGCAGAATCCGTCTGGGTCCTGATACTCCTGCTTCTTCTCAGGCGATACTAATATCGACATACCGGCCTAGAATCTTGCGGTCGTGATCGGGGAGGATCGGCCCCGCAAAGCCGCCGCCCGTGCTTTGGCGTGACGCCACCGATGTAGGATAGAAGCGATCTTCTAAGTCACCCACCTTGCGTCCCATTTGCAGCGTTGGGTTCTCCAAATACTGCTGTGCGGCGCGACAGCCTACATCCACCAATCCTTGTGGGACGGTGGCGTAGCCATAATCGTAGGTAATCCACAAAGACCCCGGCAGCCCCGTGCGGGGCCACGTCGGTCCAAGGCCATGGCTTACGCCCGGCTCTCCGGTGGTGTCATACAAAAGCCCGGTGTCGGGCACCCACGCGTAATTAACGATGGGTGTCCATTGCAGACCCGTTTGCGTAGCGGTGTGCGGCGGCATAAGGCCCTGCACCGATTCGATGTTCAACACGGGATAGTGCGGGATCAGCGCCTGGCGGTAAGGCATCGGCGTAAGATAATCCTGCTGGGCAGTCACCACGTCAAAAGACTCGCGGTTACAATATCCCTCAATAAATGACTGCGCCCAGGACAGAGCCCGCGTGATGCTGGGCGTATCGTACGTCGCGGCAATCGGAGTGAAAGCCGCTTGAAGCTGGGACGCAAAGGTCATTTATTCTTCTTTCCCTGCACCTTCGTCGTCGGCGCTGCGGGTGCGGCGGGGGCGAGGACGGCGCTTGGTTTCTGCGGTTGCCGTGGTCTTTGGACGCCGGGGGCGGCGGGTGGACGTAATAACTTTGGTCTCAACTTCCGAAGCTTCGTCTTCATCAAGTGCATCCAATGCGTCCTTGTTCGGGGCATAGTCGGGAACGTAGGTCTTAAACTCCGGACCCGGTATGGCGTAGACCGCCCCAACCCTCTGCGGTTGCATGGGCGGGCCGTCATCACGCACGATAACGTGGGTGACATGTGCTGTCATGTAGTACCTTTCGTTGAGAGTATGCAATCCGTAGGCTATAGGGATACGAATTGCATACTCTTCCAACAGTCTTCGTCTTAGCTTAGGTGTGCAGGTTGATCAATTGGAACGCCTGCGGACGGTAGCAAAGCAGCCCAAGGCGTTCTTCAGCGCGCATGGTGATGTTGCCTTGCACGAAGTCCGTGCCGTTCGAGTTCGTCATCTGCATGGAGATGCCTTGACGACGAGCGATCTGGACAGTCTGCGGGTCAAACCAACCCGTCAGCATGACGCCCTTCGGGATCAACGGAGTCGTTACAACCGGCACGTTCCAGATCGACTTCACGGGCGTGGTCTTCACGCCGTAGTTAGAGCCGAAGAACGAGCCATTCATGAACTGCCCGTTGGCATCCTGTGCCACTTCCAGAATCTGCCAATCGCGCGGATGCATGACAACCGCTGTGGGAGAGTGGAATACGGCAAGCTCAATGTCCACGAACGCATCCTTCAACTGCAGCGCCGAGAAGATCGGAGCGGGATACAGTCCGTTGCCACCAACCGAGCGACCATAGGGAAGCGTGGCCAAGCTCTGCGACAAGACGCCTGCACCGTTGGTGCCAGCGGGCGGGAACGCCACGTTGGTGCCGGTACCCGACGTTGCGCCGTAGTAGGAGTTGGAGGTGGAGACCGTGTAGTTGGATGCGAAGCTCAGCAAACCACCGACGCCGGGATAGCCCGAAGCCGCAAGAATCTGAACCTCTTCCTGGCGCTGAAGCAAAAACAGCAACCGGGATTGAATGAACTGGTACAAGGTGGGTGCGTCGGCGACAGCTTCATCAGAAATCGTCATCGCATTTGCGATCTTCCCCACCTGGGCGTACACGCGAGAAACTTCCAGACTCGACCAGGGATACAGCCCAGACTCAGCGACCTGGTTGGCCTGTGCATTCAGCACCGACTCAGTCAGGTAGGAGATATTGGGCGCGCTGGTAGAGAAGCTTGAAATCAGATCCGCAATCGTCAGCTCAAAGAACAGCTTCTCAACGATGCCGGGCCGGAAATCAGGCAGAATGCCAGGACCGAAGGCACCAGGCAGGAATGGAGTCTGACCAGCAGCGGTCGGACCAGTGCTGCCGTACAAGCCTTCACCCATCAGGTTGTTGGACTCGGACGCATCCTTGGTGTCCAACTCAAAAGCGAAGTCGTACTCGGCGCGGTGGCCGTTAACGCCCGACCATACAGTGTCGGCAAGGCGCTTGTTCTGCCTGACGATCACGTCGCGCGCAAGGTGCTTCTTGCCTAGGCGGGTGAGGGGGCTTTCCACCTCAAACTGGGTGTCG